AGTTCGTCCTCTTGGCCGAGTACCCACAGCGGGAAAGGCGGGGGCGAAACATCTCCAAGCAGCTCGCAGCCGAACGGATCGGAGTATCGGTCCAAGGCTATGACAGGTATCTCCAATCCGCCGCCCAGAAGGTGGCAAGAGCTTTTGAAGAGGAGCGGGCTTGAAGTTCTACAACGATATTGAGGAACTGCTTCGCCCCTATCCGGGACGCTGGTTCAAGATGGCACAGATCATTCGCTATGTGGCGCACGGCAGAAGCATCGATCGTAAAGAGCGGCACGCAATCAAGGTCGGGGTTTTGCGCGTGCTCGATGTAATGCGCGAAATCCGCGCAATCGAGATAAGGCCTAGCGTGAGGCGCGGGTGCTCGGCGTTCTACAGATGGAAAGTGGCACATGAGGAATTTGCAGAGTGGCACTAAAACTGGCACATTGGCGGTGGGGCAGTGTCGGCAGTAAAAGCTATACAGCTCCAACCAATTCACAGCCGCCCGTTGAAAGACGAGGCGGCTTTTCATTTGGGGCAACGAACAGTCATCGTGAGGCCAACGCAGGCCGGATAGAGGCCATGAGTCCGCGCGCCACCTAGACGCAACGTATCCCCAAACCTACGTCATGCAAGTCACCATCACAGGCCAGTACCGCTGTATCTGCGGATGGATTCTTGTACCCGCTCCCCAATCAACCAATCTTCAGTGCCCCAACCCCAATTGCCAGACAGCCGGAAAGCAATACGTCGCTCCGGTTGTGGAGCTGGTTGAGGCGCAATAGCCCCATGCGATGCGCAACAAAAAGTGTGGAGACCGACTATTGGGATGCGGACGTTGTTCTTCACGCGATAGAAAACCGCTCCACCCATTTCCTGCCTCCGGTATTGATGGATCTCATCGAAAGCGGGCATGTTGTCCGTGCAGATGGTGATCGCGAGCTTCTGGGTATTGCTGGCGCGCCTTACTCGTGGGCTCGCTGTGGCGATGTTTTGGTGATGACCCCCGACGGAATCAAGGGTCTAACGCGCGAAGAGTTCACGGCTCAATACGAGCCCATTTGATCGACACAAATTTCAACTGTCGGACACGCCGAGAGGCACCCGAAATGGCCCGCCCAACAAAGTTCAAGCCCGAGTTCGTCGGGCAAGCCGTCAAGCTAGCAAAGCTAGGGGCAACTGACATCGAAATCGCCGACTTCTTCGACGTGGACGCCCGCACCTTGTATCGCTGGAAAGGCGAGCACGAGGCGTTTTGTCAGGCCCTAAAGGCTGGGAAGACTGAGGCTGATGAGCGGGTGGAGCGAAGCCTGTATGCCCGCGCAAACGGATACGAGCATGACGAGGTGGATATTCGCGTCGTCGGCGGCGAGATCATCCAGACGCCAATCCGCAAGTTTTATCCGCCGGACACGACTGCCTGCATTTTCTGGCTGAAGAACCGCAAGGCTGCCGAGTGGCGCGATAAGGTCGAGCAAGAGCACAGCGGGTTCGTCCAGATCGGCAAGGTTACGCGGGAAATCGTTCGTCCCCAGGTGGCGTGAGGGACTTGAAACTAAAGACGGCGGAGGTGTTCCTTCCGCTGCTTGATCCAGCGCGCGACAAGGTTGGGCGAGGTGGTCGGGGAAGTGGGAAGTCACATTTCTTCGCCGAGTTGTTGATTGAGGACTGCCTCTCCGAGCCTGGCAACTCTGGCGGCGAGGGGATGCGGGCAGTTTGCATCCGAGAAGTTCAAAAGGATCTGGCGCAGTCATCAAAGCTGCTGCTAGAGACTAAGCTGAGTGCGCTGGGTCTTTCCGAGGCAGATGGCTTCAAGGTCTATCGCGATGTCATTACGACGCCCGGAGATGGACTCATCATCTTCAAGGGGATGAACGACTACACAGCGGACTCAATCAAGTCTCTGGAGGGATTCAAGCGAGGGTGGTGGGAAGAGGCGCAGGGGGCGACCCGCCACTCAATCAATTTGTATCGCCCGACGATGCGGGCTAGTGGCTCGCAGATGTGGTGGAGCTACAACCCTCGGCGCAAGACAGATCCCGTTGACGTGTTGTTCATGGGGCAAGAAAAGCCGACTGGCGCTGTCGTGGTGACGGCGAACTGGCGCGACAACCCATGGTTCACGGCCGAATTGGAGCAGGAAAGGCTCGACTGCTTGCGTATTCAGCCGGAGCAGTACGCTCATATCTGGGAGGGCGACTATGTGTCGGTCATTGACGGCGCATATTTCGCCGCTGGCCTAATAGAAGCGAGGCAGCAGGGTCGGATTGGCAGGGTATCTGCGGACCCTCTTATGTCTCTGCGAGTGTTTTGCGACCTCGGTGGCACGGGAGCCAAGGCCGATGCCTTCGCAATGTGGGTGGCTCAATTCATCGGCAAAGAGATTAGGGTTCTCGACTACTACGAGGCGGTCGGTCAACCCCTTGGAGCCCACTTGGCGTGGCTTCGTGAGCGCAACTACGAGAAGGCCGGAATTTGGCTGCCGCACGACGGAGACACGAACGACCGGATCAACGACGTTTCGTTCGCGTCGGCCTTCCGGCAGGCGGGATACACGGTGACTGTTATTCCGAACCAAGGCAAAGGCGCAGCAAAGATGCGCATTGAGGCGGCTAGGCGGCTGTTCCCATCCATCTGGTTCAACGAGTCCTCCACAGACGCTGGAAGGGCTGCGCTGGGCTGGTATCACGAGAAAAAGGACGACGAGCGCGGTATTGGGCTTGGTCCCGAGCACGATTGGTCCTCTCACGGAGCGGATGCATTTGGCCTTATGTGCGTGGCATATGAACCGCCACAAAGCTCCGCACCCCTGAAATATCCAAAGCTGAACACGGCATAAAGAACACACGGCATCGCTGAGAAGCGACCCAACACATGGCAGACAAACTCTCCGACGAAGAACTTGGCGTACTTGTAGAAGCGGAGCTTCGCAACGCCATTGGTTTCTTTGGTGGAAAGCTCGCCCAACAACGACAAAAGGCCGAGCAGTATTTCTACGCCGAGGCCAAGGGTGACTTAGCCCCTCCGGAGATCGAAGGCCGTTCGTCCGTCGTCGTTCCGGTGGTTCGCAACACCATCGAGTCGATGCTTCCCCAGCTCATGGTGAAGTTTGTTGGTGGCGACACGGTGATCGAATTCGAGCCGACCCAACCCCAAGACGAGCAGGCGGCCAAGAACTGCACGGATTACCTCAATTACCTGTTCTTCAAGAAGAACAACGGTCACTCGGTTATCTACAACTGGTTCAAGGACGCGCTGAAGCTCAAGCGAGGGTTTCTCAAGGTCTGGTGGGACACGCGAAACGAGGAAACGCGCGAGGAATACAAGGGAATCACCGAGGTTGAACTCGCCCAGTTGATGGACGATGAAGAAGTCGAGGTGACGGAGCAAAAGTCCTACCCCGACGAAGAAGACGCCGAGCAGAGAAAACAGGCCATCGAGCAACTCTCCCAGCAGTGTGCTCAGGCTGAACAAGCCGCCCAGCAAGGAAACCAGCAAGCCGCTCAAGCCTGCGATCAGATGAAAGCGCAGATTGCGCAGATCCAGGCCCAACCGAAGGCGATGTTGTATGACCTGACGTGCAAGCGCACGAAAAAAGGCGGCAAGATCACGATCGAGAACGTTCCTCCGGAAGAGTTCTTCATCTCGCGCAATGCCAAGAGCATCAAGGACGCGCGGATTGTGGGACACAGGTTCCGCAGGACCATTTCCCATCTTCGCTCGATGGGTTATCCAGCCAGCAAGATCGATCAGATTGGAGCGGGCGACGAAGCTCAGTCGACCAATCTGGAATGGGTTGAGCGCATGGCGTTCGATGACGAGTATTCCAACTGGGATAACCCGGTCCTCGACGAGTCGCAGCGTGAGACGTGGGTTGTCGAGGCTTATATCCGCGTTGACAAGGATGGAGACGGGATTGCGGAGCTTAGAAAGGTCACTCGCGCTGGTGGGGTGACTTTGGATGACGAAGTGACGGACGAAGCGCCGTTCGTCTCCATCTGCCCGATTCCAGAACCCCACAAGTTCTACGGCCTGTCCATTTCTGACTTGGCACAAGAGGGACAGAAGACAGAAACCGCTCTTTTGAGAGCCACGCTGGACAACCTCTATCTGGAGGTCAACGGGCGTTACTTCGCGGTAGAGGGGCAGGTCAATCTGGACGACCTTCTCTCATCGCGGCCCGGTGGAATTGTCCGCACCAAGAGCGCGGATGCTGTGGGCCGATTGGATCAGGGCAAGGGAAACATCGGAGAAACGATGTCCATGCTCGAATACATGAAGGCGTACAACGAAGACGCCACGGGCTGGTCGAGGATGTCGATGGGCAATGACCCGTCGAGCCTGAATCGTCCTGAGACCGCGACCAAGGCAAACATCGTCGCGAACAAAGCAGATATGCGGGTTGACCTGATCGCCCGCAACTTTGCCGAGGGGTTTGTCGAGCTGTTCCGCGTGATGCTCAAGCTCGTTTGCCAGCATCAGGACAAGGGAACGTCCATCAAGCTATCCGGCGGGTGGGTCGATATGGACCCGCGCGAGTGGCGAAACCAATTCGACATCAACATCAATGTTGGATTGGGAACGGGGAACAAGGACCAGAACGTCGCTCACCTTATGGGTCTGATGCAGGCCCAAGGAAACGCGCTTCAGATCGGTGTGGCGAATCCCGAGAACGTCTACAACGCTGCGGTCGAACTGGCGAAGAACATGGGGTTCAAGAACGGCGAGAAGTTCTTTACCAAGCCGGACCCGACTAAACCTCTTCCCAACCCGATGCAAGGGCAGATGCAGATTGAGCAGATGAAGGCGCAATCGAGTGCCCAAGTCGCCCAGATGCAAGCCCAGTTCAAGGCGCAGTCCGAGGCTGCCGACAGACAGCATCAAGCCCAACTTGAACAACTCAAGGCTCAATATCAAGCGCAGGTTGACAACAATCGACAAGCGTCCGAGGCGCAGCAGCACGCCATGAAGGTGGAGAACGATGCCCGTCTCGCCGCGCTGGAAGCTCACTACAAGGACATCCAGCACCAGCGGGACACGGATCTTGATGAACGGATTGCGCTTATCAAGGCACGCGCACAGATCATTTCCTCGCGCATTTCCGCCAAGGAAGACGAGAGCGACATCGAATTGAGCGCAGAGGGCGACCTGATGGGGCAAGGTCAGTCGAAGGCCGACATTCTGATTCAAGGACAGCAGCAGATGGGACAGCACCTGTCCAACCTCGCTAATTCGATTGCAGGACTTGCGCAAGCCCATGCAAGACCCAAACAGATCGTTCGTGACCAATCCGGGCGTGCGGTGGGGATTCAGTAATGGCAACAGTCACCCATACCTTCGTCAGCGCGATTGCTGATGATGCGACGGCTGCTGCGGCCGGCGAAGTTCTTCCTTCGCACTGGAACGCCAATCACACGGTTTCCCTCGTCTCCGGTGATGTGACAGGAGCTCTGGGCTTCACCCCGACGAATGCGGCGATCGTTCCCAGCACGGCTCCGAGTGCGGGACAAATCCCCGTTGGGAACGCTGGTGGGACGGCTTATGCGCCTGTTGCGGTGTCGGGCGATGCGACATTGGCAAGTACGGGCGCGGTCACGCTCGCAACCGTCAATTCCAATGTGGGCAGTTTCACGAACGCCAGCATCACAGTAGATGCAAAGGGACGTGTCACTGCTGCGTCAACGGGAACGGGTGGGGGCAGCTCTCCTGGCGGCTCGGGAACTGAGATTCAGTATCGGGGCGGTGCTTCGACCTTCAGTGCGGTGCCCAATTCCTCCATCAGCACGAACGGCATGCCGACGTGGGGCGCTGGGACGATCACGGCGAGTGATCCGTTCAAGATCACCCAGACTCTGAATAGTTCTGGTGTCACGTTTGCCGCGAAGACGAATCAGGTTTCTGTTACGGCTGCTGCACTAGCCTCCGTGATCGAGGAATGGAAGGGTGGAGCGGCAGGATCGACACTTCAAATGGCGGTGAGCGCGCAGGGCGGAACGGGATCGAACGGCCCGGCTGTCGTTCTTGCTGCCGGGTCTGTGAACAACCCCGCCTTGTCGTTTGGCTCATCGAACGTCGGCAACTTCGGCGCGAGCGGAATTTATGCGCAGGGCTCGAATATCACATTTGGCGGCTCCAGCACGCATTGGGCCAGCCTCAACGCCAGCGGAATCGACATCCCAAGCGGCAAGATTCTCGCTTTCGACTCCGGTACCGATCCGAGCGGCTCGGCGTGGGATGTGGCACTCAAAAGGAATGCGGCCGGGGTTGTCGAGGTTGATAGCGGCACAGGCGGAACATACCGCGACTTGAAGCTGCGCAACCTCCTCGCTGGCGGTGGTAATGGCTCGTATGTCCAGACGCCGAGCATGACGGTTGCAAACCTTGCGTCTGCCGCAACAGCAGGAGCGGGGGCAAGAGCCTTTGTGACGGACGCGACCGCGACAACGTTCCTTTCGACTGTCGCTGGTGGTGGGGCGAACAAGGTTCCAGTGGTCTCCGATGGTACGAACTGGCTGATTGGATAAAGCATGGCAACACTTCTGGATATTGGCGCAATCTCAATTCCCGATGCGGACTTTCCCGATGTGCAAGCTGCGTTGAAACTGCGCTATGCCTCGGTGGGAGTTCCTAACCCGACCAATGCACAGATCCTCGAAGACATGCGCCAAGAGGTGATCGCGATGATTAAAAGCGTCACTCGGCAATATCGTCTAAGTCAAGCGACCATCACGGACCCTGCGGCGACATGATCCGCGCTCTCGTTGTCTCGCTTTTCTTCTTCGCGAGCGGTGCTGCGATTGCCGATGCGAAAGCGGATGCTATTCGTGATGGAGCGATGGATTGCGTGACGACAGGAGCGGGGATTGCGTTTGGATTGACCGAGATGAACCCCATTGGTCCTGTGGCCTCCTGTGCGCTGAAAGGTGCGATCGTTGAAATGGCTGCGGGGCAGGATGAGCCTGCACGCACGCAAGCCCTTCATTCTGTCAATGCAGTGTGGGGCGCGGCAGCGGCGAACAATGTCTTGGCGCTTATGGGTGCTGGGGTGGCGTCTCCCGTGTTTGGTGTGATGGTAGCAATTGGTCTGTGGGCCTCTGGCGAGGGCGAGCGCGAATTCATGAAAGCATGTGCAATCCATCGTCAACTAGCCAACGACCAGACGCTTAAATGCATTTATCGTGGTTAGCGCATTTCAGCCCGGAGCATTTCAGGGCACATCGTTTCAGTCGCTAGTAGCCTCCGGCGAGGCCTTTCAACGAGGTGCGTTCCAGTTTGGAGCATTCCAGACAGGCGGCGGGACAACGGTTGGACGCGAAAGACGACCGAAGGCTAAGCGCAAGTGGATCGTCCTGAAGGACGGAGAGCTTTTAGTCTTCACGGACAAAAAAGCAGCTCTGACGGTCCTTGCATCGACTAAAGAGCCGCAGGAGATCGAGCCAGAGGTTAAAGCTGTACCGACGCCCAAGCCCAAGGAAGTCAAGCAGGCGAAAAGGCAGGTTCAGGAAGTTGTTCCCCTGCCCGACATTCGAGAGCTCGCCAAGAGACAGGGCGAGATCGATGCGGTGAACCGGATGATTGCTGCGGCCCAATACGCAGCTCTCATGGCCCTCGTCCAGCGAATGCAGGATGAGGAAGACATTGAAATGCTCTTGATGGCCCTATGACCGAAGAAGAAAAGCTAAGCAGAGGAACGCGGGCCAAGGAAGTCCTTGAAAACGAGGAATTCCAGCGAGCCTTTGAATCGATCGAGGAAGAACTTACCCAAGCATGGAAAACGAGCCCACAAAGAGACGCGGACGGCCGAGAAAAGCTGTTCCTGGCGCTGACGATGCTCCAAAAGATCAAGTTAGCCCTGACGCAGACAGTGGACACGGGCAAATTAGCCCTGTTGGAACTGCGGCACCAGAACCCGACGATGAGGGAACAGGCCAAGGACTTTCTTGGGATGGACTCGTTTCGCTAGTGCATGAGAGAAACGGATGGGAACCTGATCTCAGGATCACATCCATCTCTCATCCCAACGCTTCCGGCACGGTGGATAGCCCGAAGTTCGGCGGTATTCGTGTCGAGGTCGGTCCTGTGGGCTATGTGCTTCAGAACGGCGAAAAGGTGATGCTGTGAACATTGAAAGCATCGAGCGCAGTCCGTCCGCAGGCGATAACAAACGGTATTACGTCGAATTTTCTGAGAACGGGCACACAACGAAAAAGCTGTTCAGCTTCAACGTATTGCATGACGCGATGAGCGAAAAGTACGTGGAGAGCCGATTCAAACTAATTGCGCTCGAAGCGTGGCGAGACTTGCAGTGGATGCAGGGCAAGCCGATTCGGTAGCGGCTCATGACCGACGAAGAACGCGCCTATCAATTCGTCCTAGCGGCCTACCGTCGCGGACAAGACATCACCACTCCCGAAGGGCTGAAGAAGCTCAAAGAGGAATATGCAGAAGTTAGCAGGCTGATAGCTCCCAGCCACTAGGCCGAAAGGCAAGATTGGAGCAAGGGTATCGCAGTGATGCGCCCCCGAAGGAAACGACGATGAGTCAGGATACTCCGGCAACGGAATCCACCGCACCCCTGAGCGTGAATCAGGCAGCCAGCCTTTTTGCACAAGCCCGCGAGCCGCAAAAAGCAACCCCGGCCAAGGAACCTGAAAAGGAACCGACAGCCTCCCCGGTCGAGCCTGTAAAGGAACCCGAGGACACCCAAGCCGAAGTCGAAACCGAGAAGGTAGAAGACGCCACCGCTTCTGACGAAACCGTCACCATCGAAGTCGATGGCAAGCCGGTTGAAATCAAGAAAGCGGAGCTGGCCGATTACTACAAGAACGGGCTGAGACAGGCTGACTACACGCGCAAGACGATGGAAGCTGCCGAACAGCGTAAAGCTGCGGAAGCGGAGTCCAACAAAGCGCGAGAAGAGCGAGCAAGGTATGCACAGGGCCTTCAACAAGCCCAAGCCATCTTGCAAGCCCAATTGCAAGAACAGTCCCAGATCGATTGGCAGAAGCTGATTGAGACTGACCCTCACGAATATCTGAAGCAAAAGCACCTCGCAGACACGAGGCAAGCAAAGTTGCAGCAGATCGCGCAGGAGCAGCATCAACTTCACGCCCGGTTTCAGGCCGAACAAGCGCAGCAGATGCAGGCCTTCCTCCAAACGCAGCAGCAAGAACTCCTTGCCAAGCTGCCGGACTGGAAGGATGAATCCAAAGCCAAGCAAGGCCAGCAAGCCATCTCGAACTACCTGAAAGATCAGGGGTTCACCGATCAGGAAGTCAATTCCATCACGGACCATCGCGCCGTCGTCATGTCGCACAAAGCCATGCTTTACGACCAGATGATGGCAAAGGCCCACGCCGCCGCAAAGAAGGTTTCGCAACTACCCCAGAAGGTAGAGCGGCCTGGCGGCGGCGCAGACATCAGTCCAACGGACGGGAGAACTTCAGCCATGAAGAGGCTGGAGAAGTCCGGTTCCGTGCGAGACGCCGCAGCGGTGTTCTCGCTCCTTCGCAACAAGTCCTAACGCCGAGAGGCGCTGGAGAAAGTAAATGACCGCACCTACCAATACGTTCCTCACGACCGCCGCGATTGGCAACCGTGAGGACCTGACCGAAATCATCAGCCGGATCGACCCGACCGACTGCCCGACGTTCTCGATGGCTGGCAAGACCAAGGCCACGGCAACCCTGCACGAGTGGCAAACCCAGTCCCTGGCTTCGGCCGCGTCCAACGCGCAGGCTGAAGGCGATGACTTCTCCGCTGCTGCGGTGACGGCCACCGTTCGCCTTTCCAACCGTACCCAGATTTCCACGAAAGCCGTGGTGATCTCGGGCACGCAGGAGAAGGTGGACAAAGCTGGCCGTGAGTCGGAGATGGACTACCAAACGGCCCTCAAAGGTTTGGAACTCAAGCGCGACATCGAATTCGGCCTCACGCAAAACGACGTGAACGCCACTTCGCCGCGAAAGTCCCGTGGCCTTCTGGGTTGGACGGTGGACAACTACGACAAAGCCTCCGACACGACGCTTGCCTCTTACTCGGGCAATACGGGTGTGACGGACGGCACGACCCGCTCCTTCACGGAAACGCAACTCAAGAGCGTCATCAAACAGATCTACATCGCTGGCGGCAAGCCTGACGTGGTGATGATGGGCGCTGCTGCCAAGCAGACTTTCTCGTCCTTCACGGGCGGCGCTTCGCGTCTGGACAACTCGGAAGACAAGAGCGTGACGGCGGCGGTGGACTTCTACGTCTCCGACTTCGGCAAGCTCAAGGCGGTTCCGAACCTGTTCCAGCGCACTCGCGATGTGTTCGTGCTGGAGTCCGACAAGCTCGCCATCGCGTGGCTGCGCCCGATCTTCCGTAAGGAAATCTCGGCAACGGGCGACAGCGAGAAGGTGATGCTCATCGGCGAGTGGACGCTTGAGAACCGCAATCCCAAGGCCAACGGCGCGGTGTACGACATCGCCTAATGACAGGGCCCTTCGGGGCCTTGTCTCCTTTTAGGAGCAAACATGAGCGTCAACCTCAAACAAAACTCCGATGGTTCTCTTGGTATGCAAGGGACCGATCTGGACGATGGCGGTTTCGAGACCATCAACATGCTGTACGACGCCAACTCGGTGGACCGTGCCTTCTTTGTCGCCAACCGCGCGTATGTGGTCAAGGCGATTACGGGGCGTCCTACTGTGGCTGGCACGGACGCAGGCGCGGTGACGGCAGTGGTCAAGAAAGCTGCTTCCGGCACCGCTTCGGCTTCCGGCACGGCGTTGCATTCGAGCACGTACAACCTCAAGGGAACGATTCATACGAATCAATCCCTCACGCTGTCCACGACGGCGAGCGACCTGCAAATTGCTGCGGGTACGTCCATTGGCATCGACTTCACCGGCGTCCTTACGGCGGCGGTTGGTGTCATTACCGTCACGCTGGCTCCGGCCTGAACCCCGGCCCTTCGGGGCCGTTTTCTTTTTCTCTCACCGCTGCGAAGCGTCGGAGACCTATGCGAATCCTATCTAGGGGACAAGTCCAGACCCGCTTTCACCAGGAAGACGGCAAGACCATCTTTGAACGGGTGCAGGACTGCACGCCCATCGTTGAAAGAACGAAAAAACTCCACAACGAGGGGATTCACGGGTCGAACGACTTTCGCCACGCAGCGCGAGTTCCCAAGGTCATTGTCGAGAAATACCTCAACGACAACGGCATCACCTTTCGCGAGTTCTGCCAGAACGACGAACACATGGGGCGTCTTCTGAATGACCCCGCCATCGCTCATTTCCGCATCTGGAAAGGACGGATCTAGTCATGCAACACAGCAACATTCAATTCCGTCCCATCTGGGGTTCCACGGTCACGATCGCGGCAACGACGACCTCAGCCAACGTCGCAATACCCACTGCTGCATTGGGTGCGACGGCAGTTCGCGTCACGACTTCCGCGGGCACTGCGCCGGTTCGTGTTCGATCCGGTGTCGGGTCTGGCACGGCTGCTGTGGCGGGTGATCCGCTCGTGCAAAACGCTTCGGTAGTGCTCTTTGGCATCAACGCCAGTGACACCTACGTTGCGGCAAAGACCGACTCCGGCACTTGCACGGTCGAATTCACTTTCGGCTTCTAAGGGGTCTTAGGTGTCGATCACCACGTATTCCGAGCTGCAAACAGCGATTGCGGCTTGGGACCATCGCACGGGAGACACGTCCTATACGGGAAGCGTTCCCGACTTCATCGCTCTGTGTGAAGCAGAGATGCAGGTTCGCTGCAAGCTGATGGAGTTCGAGACGCTTTCGACCGTGACGATCACCTCTGGGACGGGGACGTTGCCCACTGGATATGTGGGGATTCGCTCGGCCTATTGGGTGGGTTCTCCTAACTATCCGTTGGTCTACATCACCCCGGAAAAGTACGACGACCTAAGGGGCAACGATTCGGGGGATGCGGACTACTACACGATCTCCGGCTCTTCGATCCTTACAACCCCGATGGGAAGTGGGTCGCTGGTCATCACAGGCCCGGTGAAGTTCACGGCGCTGTCGAACTCGAACACGACGAACTCTCTCCTGACGAACTTCCCGGACGCCTATTTGTACGGATCCTTGTTCCAGGCTGCATTGTTCCGTCTGGATGACGAAGCGGCTCAGAGGTGGCTCCCACTGTTTGAGAGGGCCATCGATCGAATCAACAAGAACAACGATGACCGCAAGTTTGCGGGCGTGCTGGCCGTGAGGCACAGGTAAATGGCGCGCAAGCAGCTAACCCTCAAGACCGGTCAAGGCATCAACCGCGACCAACTCTCCAAAGAACTAGCGCCGGGGGTATGGTCGGACTGCCAGAACATGCGGTTTCGCAATGGATGCGATGAAAGAGTTGGCGGGGTTGCAAGTGTCTTCACCACCCCTGCTGTTACTCCCTACTGGCTGTCCACCTTCGGAGCGGGGACAACGACATCGATTGCCCGGTTCCTGTTTCAAGCAGGATTGACCAAGTGTTATGTCGATGACGGGACGACGCAGACCGAAGTTACCCGATACACCAACATCGTGATTACTGCCCTGTCTCGCGACGGGGCAGGGACGGGAAGCGCAACGACCCAATCGAATCACGGACTGTCGATAGGAAATTCCTTCACGATCTGGAACGCCTTCAACACGGCGTTTAACGGGACATACACAGTTGCCACGGTCCCGAGTGCGACACAGGTGACTTTCACTCTGGCCGGGTCTGCTTTGAGTGGCTCCGGCTTTGTCGGGGTGATGCAGATCAACACGACGGTTAACTTCACCGGAGCTTCAACCGATAAATGGACGGGTGGGACATTCAACGGTGTCCTTCTTGCCAACAGTCCGGTGGATGGTCTTTATTACTGGTCCGGAGACACGACGATCCGGATGCGAAGGCTGTACGCCAACACTCCGGTCGGCCTTCCTTACACCTTTGTCTGTGACGTTGCTCGTCCCTATAAGAATTTCATAGTGATGTTTGGGGCGCGCACCTCGACATCGGCAACGAAATTGCCTTATCGCATCAATTGGACGGCTTCGGTTGATCCTGGCTCAGTTCCCTCGACCTCTCAGTTCGCTGCCGCCGCTTCCAACGACGCAGGAAGCGTAGATAAGGCGGAGACACCTGGCGCTTTGGTGGACATGCTTCCCTATGGCGATTCGATGATCGTCTACAAGGAAGATTCACGGATCGAGATGCATTACATCGGCGGAAACGATGTATTCGCTTTTCAATATCTTCCCGGAAACGATGGATTGCTCGCCATCAACTGCGTGGTCAACACACCGAAAGGGCAGGTGTTTTTCACGCAGAACTTCGACGTGAAGATTCACCAAGGAGGTCAGGCTGAGAGCTTGGCCGAGGGACGGATCAAGCAATGGATTCGCGACAACATCGATTCCACGAACTACAAAGCCTCCTTCCTCGCGGTCAATAACAAGTATTCCGAGGTGTGGGTATGCATTCCCACCACGGGAAACAGCACTTGCAACAAGGCTCTCTTGTGGAACTGGAACGATGACACATGGGGCGAGCGCGACATCACGGGCGTTACTTGCGCTGCATCGGGGATGCTGCCTTCTTCCATTGCCACCGAGGAAAGGCTCGTCATCGGAACGACAGGTCCGAAGATCGGATTGACCGATAGCGGAACGACGTACTTGGGCTCTTCCATTACCTCGATGGTCGAAAGGACCGGGATGGATATGGACGACCCCTCCACGGTGAAGATCCTCCAAGGGTCAAGGTGGCAGGACAACGGCACCGCAGGAGCGACGTACTCCGTCTATCACGGCTCGGCCATGACTGCCGACGCGACTCCTACCTATTCGAGTGCTGCGACAGGGACTCTAGGGACGGACGACTTTGTTTACTCCATCGCAAACGGTGGACGGTTCCTCGCGCTGAAAAGAACGACGACTGCGGAAGTGGGCAAGTGTCGATCGGTGGACCTCGATCTCTCCTTGGGCGGGACGAAGTAATGCAGACCTACCGCCCCAAACTTCCCCCGCCGGTTCCTGCAAACCTCCCTCCTGAGATTCGCGCTCACCTGGAGGAATTTCGCAAGTGGGCCATTCGTAATTCGCAGGATGTCCAGGCAGCGGCGAATGCATCGAACGATTCATTGAAGGGTCGATACCTCACCGCTCAACCTGAGCGCGTGCAAGACGGCGACATCTTGCTTGCCGATGGAACTTTATGGAATCCGGGGTCAGGCCAAGGGGCCTACCGAGTATCTGTCTCCGGCTCGACCGTCACCTACACATTTCTGGGCTGAAACACATGAGCATCTACAACAAGCAGACGGAAGACGTTGGATATTCGACGGGAGCAACTATTCCGCCGGAGATCTTGAAACTCCTGCAAAGCGGGATGAACGGTGGATATTGGACCGGCCCTGCGGGTGGAGTCGTCTCCAATGGGACTGTCTACAACCCTGTTTTCAACAACGGGGTTACGTCGGTCGATTCCAACCAGCTCAATCAGCCCTTGACGGGTTGGGAGAGCATGGCGCAAGGGGCCAAGCCGGGGGATTACTACACCGGCTATGACCTTTCGGGAAATGACGGGTGGGCGCACCCGATCATGAACGGGAACAGTTTCAAGCTCTCCGATTTCAAGGATCTTGGGCAGGCTGCGTTAACGGTCCTTTCGATGTATGGAATCGGCGCAGGACTCGGCGCGATGGGTGCCGGTTCTGCCGGCGGTATTGGCGGGTCGGGCATTGGAGCTGGCACGGCTGGAGTGACCGGCCTTCCCGCTGGCGCGGATGCAAGTGCGTTCTGGGATATGGGCGCAGCTCCGGGCGCGGGAGTTCCCAACACCGCAGTCATGGGCGCAGGCGGAGCTGGCGGGGCGGGGATGGGTGGTGCAGGAGGTGCAACCGACATCTTCGGCGGAAATGGGATGGCAACTGGCTTCACCGACACGGGAACCGCAGGCGGTGCGGGCGCACTGGGTGATTCCTTTGCAGGCCCTGGCGCTGTGACAGGCGCTGCTGGTGCGGCAGGCCCTGCTAGCTCGTGGCTATCCAACCTGATCCCTAATGGCGCCGGTTCGCTTCTCGGTCCCGCTGCATCAATTCTCGGCGCAGTCGCTGGCTCGAAACCTCAAACCACGACGCAGACGCAAACGCACGACATTCCCGCGCAGCTCAAGCCCTATGTCTATGGGCAAGGTGGCTTGCTCGATTCGGCTGCGAAGTTGTTCCAGCAACAGACCGCACCCGGCGCGATGCCCGGATACGCACAAATGCAAAACGTCGGCATGGGATTGCTCTCGCAACCTATGGCGGGTAACGGATTCAATCGGTTCTACGGGGGGAGATAAGACATGGCGACTTCGTTTTTCGGCGGCATCTCTCCACTCGGAACGATGTCGATGAACACGCCCACGATGAGCGGTGCGAACCCCTTTGCTGGCGTCACTCCCACCGACTACAGCTCCGTCAAGGCCAATAGCACGTACATGCCCGGTTTGGGCTACATCCCCAATTCCGAGATTCAAAGCGACTCAAGAGGATCGTGGATCGGTGCGGGTCCGGGGGCGGGGGCGAATACCTCCAACCCGATGTCCGATAACTTCTCGATGCCCGGTGCTCCCACGCTTTCATCGAGCTACGGGAACCCCTATCAAAACTCGATGGACGCGGCGATCACCAAGCCGTTCAACGACACGTTAATGAACGATTGGCTTCCCTCGATCCAATCGCAATCGGTAGCAACCGGTGGGCTGGGGGGATCGCGTCAAGGCATTGCGCAAGGTCTTGCGATCGGCCAAGCAGGAACGGGGCTTGCGAACGCACTAGCCCAATCCCATTACGGTCAATTCAATCAGGACCAGAACCGTAATTTGCAAGCCTACCAAGCCAATCAAGGGTACAACTTGGGTCTCGGTGGTCTCAATCTCGGATACCAAAACGCCCGCAATAACTTCTACAACACGAACCGGCAACTTGACCAATCCGGCGCAGCTCTCGGCGGCTCACTTTACAACTTGGGGCAGCTCGGTCAATGGATGCCATACGGGCAATTCACTGGGACGCTCTCTCCGTGGAGTGGGTTTGGTAGCACTACTGGAAGCACCCAAACCGGAGGCGGCACCAATGGTGCGTTAGGCGGTTTGCTAGGTCTCGGTCAGTACGGATGGGACCGTGGTTGGTGGGGCAACACTCCAAAGTCGGGGACGTAAATGGGATTGCTTAATGACCTGTTCGGAGGCGATAACTCCAACACGATGTACCCTATCGCGGCTGGTTTGCTCTCGCATAACCTCGGCGCGGGGTTGTTGCAAGCGGGCCAACTGATGTCGCCGCAAGCGCAGTTGCAGCGTCAGGCGCTTCAGCAAAACGTCGATAAGGGCGGCTTGGAGCTTCAGTTAATGCGGGAGCAAGTCGCCCGCACGAACGCGATCCGCGATGCACTGGCCCGTGAACAGGCTGGAAATGGCGCTCCTTCTGTGGCTGGGGCGGGTGCTGCGCCTGCGGCGCAGGGATCTTCGCTTTCTACGCCGACGATCAGCGGCATTCCCATGTTCAGCATGGGTACTTCAGTGGCCCCGCAGGCAGCGCCGCAAGCACAAGCCCCATCGCCGTCCACTTCCGGAACGCAGCAGGACAGTATTGCTAGGAACACCTCTGCGCACCTCGTACACCAGGCCGATATCTACTCGCGCTATGGCGATTTTGAGAACGCCAACAAGCTGTATGAGCAGGCGGCAAAGTTCATGCCCGAGGTTAAGGAAATGGGCGTGCTGATGCAAAACGGCCAGCCTGTGAATGTCATCACCTACAAGGACGGTACGCAGCAGATCACGAATTTGACGCCGAAGCCGGATGTTCATTGGCTAGACACGGGCGGAAGTGTCGTTCCTGTTAATCAGTTGACGATGAGCCCGATGGCATCGCCCGTTAACAAAACGCCGTCTCCTGACGCCCTCTTGTCGGATTCGCGTGAACGCTCGCAGTTTCGACAGACGCTGGCGAAGGATTACACAGTGGCTGGGTTCAACCCTGATGGAACTCCCGCCTCCGATCTCGACATCACTGCACGCGCCATTGCTAACGGCCAATTGCCCCCGCCGTCCGGGATGGCGCTGACTAACCCTCGGAACCAGCGCATTCTTTCTCGGGTGATGGAGATCAACCCGAATTACGACTTTACGGACGTGACCGCTAAGCGCACGGCCGCCGCCGCCTTCACCACTGGCCAGCAAGGCAACGCCATCAGGTCATTTGCGACGGCTGGAGAACACTTGGATCAGCTTGGGAATCTTGTGGATGCGATGGGCAACGGCAATACGCCGCTGGTTAACAAGATCGCAAACACCTTCTCGCAACAGACTGGCTCGCCTGCGGTGACGAATTTCGACGCAGCGAAAGACATCGTTTCCAAGGAAGTTATGAAGGCAATCGTCGCTGGGGGCGGCGGCGTCGGCGAGCGCGAAGAATTGCAGAAGACGATGGATAACGCAAAAAGTCCTCAGCAGCTCAAGGGCGTGATTCAGCAGTATCGAAGCTTGATGGCGGCGCAATACGAGAACCTCTTGGCACAGCGTCGCGCAGCCGGTTTGCCTGATTCAACACTGCCGAAATACAACTTTGGAAGCGTTACACCCGGCACGACTCCGGCGACTGGGGTCGGCGCGCCCAATTTCCGTTGGAACCCGCAGACCCGAAAACTTGAAGCAGTGGGGAACTAATGCCGCAAATCGTTGATTACAACGGGGCAAGGATCGAGTTTCCCGATGGCATGGCAGCAAGTGACATCGAGGCCGCGATCAAGTCCAACGCATTTAGCCTGCCATCGCCGCAGCAGCCACAAACGTTCAAGCAGATGATGCTTGCGCGCGAAACAAACGACCTTTCCGCCGGAGTTCGGCGCGGTGTCAAGGATGTCCTGGATACTGGCGCGCAAGGGTTGGCATGGCTGTACGACAAGGCGACCGGAGCGGATCAGCAAACCTTGGGCGGCTTAATCACCGGGCAAAAGCCGCAGAGCGAGTTCGACCGTGTTAAGGCAATGAATGAAGCCGGGCGCGCCGAATATGCGGCAACACCGAGCACGGCCGGAAACGTAACGGGGAGAATTTTGGGCAATCTGTTGGCGGCCACTCCGGCGACATCATTTGTTGGCAAGGCTGTCGGCGCGATTCCCGGGCTCGGTCCACTTGGTGAGTCGATTGTTTCCGCTGGCACGAACACCGGGACGAAGCTTCCGACGCTGGCTAATGCCGCTTTGCGCAGTGCTGGCGGTGCAGTAAACGGGTACATCAGCGGTGGTCTTGTAAATCCAGACCAAGCGAATACAGCGGCGCTTTTGGGCGGTGTCGCGCCCCCTCTTTTAATGGGGCTCGGCGGGGTGTCTGAGTGGGCGGGCAACAAGCTAAATGACGCTGGGCGTTCACTGATGAACAGTGCACTCAAACCCACCCTGGCGCAGAAAGAGAGTGGAGACGCGGCTACCGCTGTACAGACGCTCCTTGATCGCGGCATCAACCCGACGAGCGGCGGCGTCGCGAAGCTTCAACAACTCGTCAACGACACCGACAAACAGATCGTCTCCGCAATTCAGAACTCCCCGGCAACCGTTGACAAGCAAGCCGTCCTAAGTCGGCTCGGGGACACGAGCTCTCGCTTTTCTCAGCAAGTTGCTCCGCAAGCCGACTTGAGCGCAATTCAGGCCGTTGGGGACGCCTTTTCCGCGCATCCGCAATATCCTGGCCCAACGATTCCAGTGCAGGACGCGCAAGCATTGAAGCAGGGGACGTATCGAGTTCTGGCCGGCAAATTTGGCGAGCAGGGGAGTGCCACAACGGAGGCGCAAAAAGCTCTGGCTCGCGGCCTTAAGGAAGAAATTGCGACGGCGGTTCCGGGAATCTCGGACTTGAACGCCGAGCAATCTCGACTTCTGGCGACCCTAAGCGTCACCGAGCGCCGCGCCCTGATGGATCTGAACAAGAATCCAATGGGCTTGTCGGTTCTAGCAAAGAACCCTATCGGCTGGGCGGCGTTCATGGCCGACAAAAGCGCGCTCTTTAAGTCTCTGGCAGCGCGAATGGTCAATTCCACTGGGAATGTGATGCCAGCGGGAGTTACAGGGTTGCTGTCAGGTCCGGAGGCGTACCCGATCGTTAGGGGCGGCTTGTTGGCGTCGCAACCGAACTAAAGACGCTCGGCTTCGGTGTATCCACTTGGAGTAGCCTTTCGCGGCTTGGGCGGCAATGGTCTGGCCCGCCGCCAACCAAGGTAGACAGCTAAGACGCACAGTACGACGAGTTTTAGCCAGAGGTAGGCGGTGAACTGCACGCCGCGATGATAGCCCGCAGATCGTCAGAATTCGCTGGTTTTTCATACAGCGATCAGGCAAAATAACGAAGCCCGCAGAGTGCGCTAACACCTGCGAGCCTCTGACCAATCAGCGAAAGGACCGCTTCATGGCTAAGACCGATCTTACTGCCGAACGACTGCGCGAACTGCTTCATTACGATCCCGATTCTGGCGTGTTCACGCGGGAGAGAAACTCGCATCAAGGGCGATGGAAGGCTGGCGCGGAAGCTGGCTGTCCTAATCGCGATGGGTACATCGTGCTTCGAGTTAATGGTCATTTGCAGTATGCGCACCGCCTGGCTTGGCTGTACATGCATGGTTCGTGGCCTCAATTGCACATCGACCACATCAACGGCGACAAATCAGATAACCGCATCGCAAACCTCCGCGACGTTCCGAGATGCGTCAATTTGCAGAATATGCGCAGGGCTACGATGGCATCCCAAAGTGGACTGCTTGGGGCGCACGTCAGGGCCGACCGGGGAAGTTACTCGGCCCGAATTTACGTGAATGGACGAACGAGATTTCTTGGCGATTTCAAAACGCCAGAAGAGGCGCATGCTGCCTATCTGGCAGCCAAACGCGAGCGGCACGCAGGCTGCACTATTTAATTACTAATCCGATTTCGCTGGTTTTCTTTTCTTACCCGCCCCGAGCAATCGCGGCGGGTTTTTCTTCACCCGAAAGGGCCACGACCCATGCCGCGACAAAAAGGAGCCGCGCCCAATGAACGACCACGTTAAGCACTGGATAGACGCGATCTCTGTCGGGACAGCTCTTGCTGCACTTGCGGCATGGCTTCCCCCGTTGGCGGCTCTCGCATCGCTGATCTGGAGCGCGATTCGCATCTACGAGACGAAGACAGTGCAACGCTGGATTCACGGGCGGTAAGGATGAAAACCGACCTTATCCGCCAGCTTCGAGGCGATGAGGGAGTGCGCCGGTGCGTCTACAAGGATTCCCTCGGTTACGACACGATCGGAGTCGGGTTTCTGGTGGATTCTCGCCACCCTGAGGCGGGATTGCGAGACGATGAAATCTCCTACATCCTGAACAACAGGGTGGACGATCGAATCAATGCATTGCACTCGTCGCTTACTTGGTTTGACAGCCTCGATGACGCCAGAAAAGGGGTCTTGCTGAACATGGCCTATCAGATGGGAGTCGACGGACTGCTTGCCTTCAAAAACACGCTCTCAGCGGTGGCTGGAGGCAGGTACGACGAGGCAGCATTCGACATGATGCAAAGCAAGTGGGCGCAGCAAACCCCAGAGCGTGCCAAGAGACTCGCAGAGCAAATGCGCTCCGGCCTTTGGCAATTTGCGCCGGGAACATGAACCTTGAACAACTCAAGACGGAGATCAGGCTTGCCTACTATTCGCGCGACCATGACCGCATGGAGTGGGCTCTTGCTCGCATGCTCAGTGTTTGCCCAGGATCTACCGGTGAATCCGGATGTCACTCCGGAGAACATCAAATCAACCGTCTGTGTCCCCAATTGGGACAAACCGGTTCGCCCACGAGTCTCCATCACGAACAAGATCAAGATTGCAAAGATGGACTCGTTAGGCATCGCCAGAAGTGATGCGGCGAGCTTTGAGTTGGACCACGTTATCAGCCTTGTCCTTGGCGGCGCTCCGCAAGACCCGCGAAACCTTCGCATCCAGCAGTGGTACGGAAATCCGGTCGAAACACCCAAGGATGCCGATGGGCTGGATACACAAGCCCACCTGAAAGACGCGCTCGAAGTGCGCCTTCACAAGCTGGTTTGCTCGGGTCAGATTGATCTCAGGGAAGCACAGAGCTGCATCTACGCCGACTGGCGAGCCTGCGCCGAAAAGTACCCGGCGCACTGAATTTTCCTCATCCCGCAACACGGGCCGCGTGAGCCCGAAGGATTCCTATGCTCGACAAACTCTATGTCGGCACGTTCGCTGCCGTGGTCTGGTGCGCCGCTGTCATTGCAAAGCACTTCTGGGCAGACATCGATGTCTCCCAAATCACCCTTGCCTGTTCCAACGTCCTGACGGGACTTGGGGCTTATCACCTCGCATCCAACCAAGGAGCCTCTCAATGAAACGCGTATTCCTGATCCTCTCGGCCCTATTCCTCGCCGCATGCTTGTCTGGCTGCGCGGGTTTCGGAGCATTCCAGCAAGCCGTCACCGGCTACGAAAGCGCGGCATATTCCGGCCTTAAGCAGATCAACGACAACAAGCTGGCTGTGACCCTCGCGGCGCTGTGCGAAGGGACATCGGTGGGCGCTGCGATCCGCAACCCACAGTCGGTCGCGGCGATCAAGGCCTCCTGCACGAACGGCTCGGCCGATCCGAACAGCCTGTTCGACAAGACGCAGCCGATCAACATTACGGTCCAAGTCCCGGCTCAAGCCGCGTCGGGTGCGAAGTGAGCGAATTCCTCACTCCTCTTCGAGTGGAGGAAACCGACGAACTCAAGGGGCTATGGACACTGCTTGCGGACTTCTCCTATCGCTCCGACTTGCTCGGCCGAGTCCTAACGGTCCCTCAGGGGTTCGTGACTGACTTTGCTTCGGTGCCGAGACTTCCTTTCGTGTACCTGGCAGCCGGAGGCAAGGGAGACAAGGCGGCGGTAGTCCACGACTGGGCCTACTCCACGCAATTCTGCGACAGGGCCACAGCGGACAAGCTGCTTCGCGAGGCCATGCTTGCCTGCGGATATAGCGAGTTCTCGGCAAATGCGTTCTACGTGGCCGTTCGGTCATTCGGTGAGTCTCATTGGGACAAGCCGAACAACGCGCAGACCCAGCAAGTTCAAGCGGCGATGGAAGCTGAGTCTTTACTCGCGCGGATTTGACCTATGCCCACCGTCCTGTTTACCACTTGCTGCGCGATAGAGGCGACTTGCTGGTTGATTGGGTATGCCTTGGGCAGTTGGCTGGGCGGTCTTGTCGTTGGCGCGTTTTTCTGCGGCGTTTTGATCTGGGAGCTGGGGCAATGAAGATCCTCAAATCATTCCAATTGGCCGGCACTCGCTGGACCGTCGAAGAGTCGGCGGCAATCTCCGATATGGGGCACTGCGATTCAGAAGCTGCGGTGATTCGTCTTCGCAAAGACCTGACGGATCAGATGAAGGCTGCGACGTTCTGCCACGAACTACAGCATGCGATCCGCTACACCTTGGGTAAGGACGATCATGACGAAACCGAAGTGGACTCCCAAGGAAACATGCTCCATCAGTTCCTAGAGCAGTACGACCGGAAAGCCTAACGTGGTTGCCCCTACCAAGGTTGACGAGGCTCTCTTCGAGTTCGCAACCGAGACGCAGGCGCAAATTCTCAGGTCGATTCAAAAGTATGGAGGTGCGAGGCCCGCTGCGTTAGCAGACGGAGCCAACCATGCCTACTACTCAAAGACCGTCGCCGTCCTGTGCAAGAAGGCTGGCATTCACAAGCCAAAGAAGATTCCACCCCGCCAAAGCGACGAGGGTAAGCGGATCATGGTGATTCCGGATGTCCAGGCCAAGCCGGGGATTGACTTCTCGTTCCTGATGCGCATCGGGCAGTACGCAGTAGAGAAGCGACCCGACATTATCGTGTGCATCGGAGACTTCGCGGACTTGCCGTCGCTGTCGTCCTACGACAAAGGCAAGAAGTCGTTTGAAGGCAGACGGTACAAACGGGACATAGAAGCTGCGCATTGGGCGATGTCGGCCTTCATGACGCCGATCACCGAATACAACGAGCGCAACCCCAAGAGGCCCTACAAGCCCCGTTTAGTGCTCACGCTTGGGAACCATGAGGAAAGAGTTCTACGGGCCATCAACGACGATGCCAAGCTAGACGGCGTGATGTCGATTGACGACCTGAAATACAAGGACTTCGGCTGGGAGGTCTATCCCTTTCTTGAAGTGGTGATGGTCGAAGGAATCGCGTTCTCGCACTACTTCACGACCGGGCAGAAGGGCAACCCTGCTTCTACGGCGCGGGCGCAACTCCTGAAGAAGCACTGTTCCTGCATCGCGGGCCACCAACAAGGATTGCAGATTGCCACCGACTACCGGGCCGATGGTGCGCTGCTAACTTCCATCATCGCCGGATCTTGCTACGAACACACCGAAATGTACTTAGGACCACAGGGGAACAACCACTGGAGAGGTTTCCTCATCCTGAATGACGTTTGCGATGGGGTGTACGACCTGATGCCGATTTCGTTGAAATTCATCAACCGTCGCTATCCGCACATCAAAGCGCCAGAACCCGTCTATAGCGTCCCCACGGCTCAAGAGATCGAAGCTGGGCGCATGTGAAGCGCAACCTCCCAATACACGCTTCACCGATGAAGCGCAGATCATGACCTTCGCCTTGATCCTAGTTCCCACGATTTGCTACGGCCTTGCCGCTGCGCTCTATGGAGCAAAGGGAAATTGGCCGCTCACTGTGGTCTATCTTGGCTACAGCGTTGCGAACGTGGGTCTTCTCGTCATCGACAGGATGCAGAAATGAAACCCATCCCTCCGCACGTCCTGCATCCATTCGCAGAGCCGGGGGAATACATCGGCATCCGCAGAAAACCCCGTCTTAAGCTGGATCGGGGCTACTGGATGTGCGGCTTCCCCGGAACCGATCGCATCTATTGGTCTACCGGCAGATCGATTCTTGAGGCGTGGAAGAACTTCAGGCCATCGCACTTTGCGGTGTGATCCCTACGCAACTTGCGTACAGTCTTTCAAGCTCAATCCGGCGAAGTGCGAATCGACCTTGAAACTTGGCCGTTTGAAGATTGAATCTTCAATTTGCACGGCCAATGCCAAAAATATTGGACACCCCCATGTCGAGGACAAAGCGCAGTAACCAGCCTGCGACCTCGACTCCCTATCTGGCAAGGACAGCCGCTGCGGGTTCGACTCCATAGTCACGCATGGCCGCATCAACGACGCTTTCTGCGGTCGCTCCGTACCAGACATTGAAGCCAACAGGCGTATGCGGATAAATCTGCAATGCCCAAATGGTGTTCGTGTCCTTCATGCGCTGCAACTCGTCGGGCGCCACGTCCTGAAAGTCTTCGTGGCAGGTTTCTTCGATCCACTGCTTCGCGGTCATGTAGTTGCAGGCGTGGTTCTCATCTCTGCCAAGCGAGAAAGAATTGCACTTGAGCGATGCTAGCCATTGCCAGCGTTGCGCGTCGGTGTAGTCGCTCATTTCGGCTCCTTACGGATCTCGGCGGCGCAATCGGAGTGAATCAGCTCTTCGAGCAAATCATCGATTTCGTGGTGAGTGGTCGCCAGTTCCTCGCAAACCTTCGCCGCCCGCTCCCGCTCCTGCATCACGCACTGCCTTCCCCAAGCCAGTAGACGAATGCGCAGTTCGTTCGATTCTGGAATGAAGGGCAGTTCGGGGAGGTCGGGGGTCATGGGGTGTACCCCGCCTGTTCTCGGAGAATGCGGCGCACATCGTCTTTGGTCAGCGGGTTGTCTGCATCGAGCATCCCGAATACATAACTGATCTTTTGCTCGAATATCTGCTCAGGGGTCATCGGGGCCACATTTCTGATGCGGTCTAGCAATTGCTTCAGTTCTGTTTCGCTCACTTCCTCATTCTCCTTTCATAGCCGTGAGGCTATTTGCTCGGCAGTCTCGCGGTAATACTTGCGCCGCAGCAGATTGATGTCCCGGTGCCTGGTCAGGGCCGCGAGCGTCAGGACATCCACCTTGCGGGCCATCAGGGTTGCAAACGTCGCTCGGCTGTCGTGAAACGTGAGCCCTGGCTCGCCCTTCGCGCGGATCCCGACCTGTTGGCAGACCTGATTGAACAGCGTACTCGCCTCGTTCGCGCCGACGACGAACGGATCCGAAGCAGCAAGCAGGCGCCGACCGTGGCGGGTCAGCGGCACCTTGACCGGACCCGCGTTCTTCTTGGAGGTCTTCTGGCGGGGTAGGACGGCGACTGTCCCGGCCAGCCGAGCCGCCAACACCTCGTTCAGCCGCATCCCCGTGCGTAAGGCAATGTGGAATGCGCGCCCCACTTCCTGCTGCTTCGGGCCTCCCCGCTGGCAGTAGCGCAGCACCCGCCGGATCTCTCTCCAGCCCCAGACAAGCTCTTTGTCTTCGGAGTCCTCCGGCCACCGCACGCCTTTCCACGGCTCGTGCGGGATCCACTTCCATTCGTCGTGCGCCAGCCGGAAAAGGTTGCGCAGGAGGTTCGCCTCGCGCAACACCGTGGACCCCTTGACCGACTTCAGCCGCCAGTCGCGCCACTTGCCCACCTCGGCGCTCGTGATCTTGACCAGCGGGGTTGTGGATCCAAAGAACTCGGCCATCGACGCAAAGCGCCGGCGATCCCACTCGACCGCATCGACCTTTTCCGGGCTCACCGTCAGCAGGTAGTAGGCCGTGGCCGCGCCGAAGGTCTTGCCCTTGGATCCTTTCAGGGCGTCTAGCTCGACCTCTTTGGCGTTCCCCCACCGCTGGGCTTCGACCTTCGTGTCGAATGTCTTGGATGGCCGGTGGCCGTGCTTCTCGACCAGGCACCGCCACTTGTCTCCGACTTTCTGGATGTACATCGCGCCCCTCGCAATCCCACTTTCCCGTGGGATGATCGTGGGCGGCATCGTACCTGATGAGCCGCGACGAACCGTTTTCCACCGGAACGAAACGCTGCGATACGCGAGCATTCCATATGGTGGTGCCGGAGGCCGGAATCGAAGTCATTGGAGAAATCACGATTGGTGGGCGTTTTCGTGGGAACCCAGCAGGAACGCATGAATGTCGGGCTCGCGCCAGCGCAGGTTCTTGCGCGTGGATCCGGGCGCTGGATCCGGGAATCCCGGCCGGCGCACGATGTAGCGGCGGGCAAACTCGCGGCGCACCTTCCAGAGCTTCGCGATGTCATCCAAGGTCAGAAGTTCGCTCATTTGGGTGCTCGGTTATGCTGGTAGTTGTAACGCGGTGACTCAGCCTTGATCGCCGCTGCTTCTGCATCCAGAACCGCTTTTCGCGTGGGGAACCGCTCGATTTCCACTCGCGCAATCTTGTCCGCCCAGCGAGCTGTGCGGTTATGGGCGCTGAGACGCTCCACGGCCGATAGCGATACCCCGATGTAGAGCAGCACGCCGGCCGAGTCGAAATGCCGGTAGAGACAATGCTCGCCTGGGGTATCAAGCGGCTTTCGGTGGATGAAGTTGTGGATCTCTTGTCGGCTCCAGCGCGGCCGGCCGTTGACTGGACGCAAAGGCGGAAACCCCGGCTTCCGCACCAGCACGTCTCGGGCGTGTCGGGTTGAGCAGTGCCACATCTGCGCGATGTGTTCGATCGTGAGCAGGTCGTCCATCAATTGACCTCGTACTTGTTGCAATTGCGGCTCACTCACTTCAGAGCACCCTCTACCCCGGATGCCCCTGCGTGCTGATCGACCCACGATTCCAGCGCGCGGGCGGCGTAGTCGGGAACGGGCTTCCCGCGCTCGTGCAGCGACACGTAGGCATGCTGCACGCCGATTTCCTCGGCCACTTGCTTTTGCGACATGCCGAAGGCTGTCCGCACGGTGCGCAGATTGAATTCGCCCGAGTGTTCCGTCTGCATGTGCTGCATCAGGTTCTGGAACGTGCGGTTGCAGCAGGGGCACACGCCGTTCATCACCCGCTTGCGCATTCGCGTGTGGGCGCGCTGGATTTGGTCGCGCTCCTGCTCGATGCGATGGCGGCGCGCTTCCTCGGCCTCGCGCATCTGCTTTTGGCGCTCGACTTCTTCGCGCAGCCTTTCAGCCTCTGACTTGCCGGTGAAATGCCTTACGCAGCCGTTGGGGCAATGGAATGTCTTGTGATCCTCCAGCCTTTTTTCGTAGTAGCTGCGCTCGAAGGCAAAGCGCACGCCGCAGCCGCCGCACTTGACGGTCGAATACTCGATTGTTTCGTGAACGAAGTTCATGTCGTAGCACCCTCTACCTTTAATTTCGGATCAGAAACGTGTGGCGTCATTTCGTCTCACCGTCACGGCCAACCACGCCATCAACGTGTCTCATCAGTCCGGCTCCTTGCAGAATGGGCTTAGCTTTCCGGCGCGAGCAGCGAGCTCCGCGACTTCGAGCGCGAACTCAGGGTCGGACGGCTCGATGCTTCGTTCGTAGGCGAGCAGCGCGGCGCGGGCGTGGCGGTCCTTGAGCTTGATGAGGAAGAACTCGTCGTCTGCTCCGGCAGCTCCCCATTCCAGCGCGCCGCAGTCCGCGAGCGTGTGCAGTGCGGCGACGACCTCGGGCGGGAACTGCTGGTTGTCGTCGCGGAGCTCACGCAGCTTGCGCATGTTGATGACGGCGTATTTCCCGCTGCCATCCGTATTGATGTTGCGATCCATCTTCATGGTCAGTTCTCCGTGTTGTTACGAGTTTCAGGAACCGTTTTGCCCGCACCCGCCACGCCAGATACGTCTTTCTTCGGCTGTGGTTTTGGCGGCAATTGCGCACCGGGGAAATTCCGACCGTGCGGCTTGAAGGGATTGCGCGGAGGCTTAGCCATTGCCGTTCTCCTGCACGCCACGAGTACCTGCTGAGTCGGGCAGCAATCCGGCTACAACCATCAACGGGTCGCGCCTTTGCTTCCATCCGAACGGGTCAGATTGCTCAAGCGCCAGAATTGCGATGGCCCGCGCGTCAGGCGCGCCAAGTGCGATCTTTTCCATCGCGCTGCTCAGGATGCAAAGCTGCGTAGCGCGACGCGAGAACATCGGATACCACTTCTTCATGAACTCGGTGAAGTAGCGGGCGCGAGCGTTACCGGCCATTGCCGTTCTCCTGCACGCCAGAAGCGACTTTCGCAAGCTCGTGCCAATCCGCTGCTGACAGGCGCTCGTGCGGGATGCGTCCGTTCGTCGTGCGGACCAGTTCGGCAAATGGTTGAATTGCCTTCTCAAGCTCGGCAACGCGGGCTTGCAATCGAACCTCTTTGGCCGTCGTCGCTCGCGTGAACTGCGACAGCTCAAGGAACAGCCGGTCAATCGTTTCTGTTTCCATTTACATCCCTCCGTCAGCCGTTTTGCCCGCACCCGGCACGCCACGAGTACCTGCTGAGCTTTCGGCGTACGCGCACGGCCCGGCCCGGCATCCCTCGTAGCAGAGGCGCTGCGTGCTCGGGCAAATCCTGACCGTCGCGCCCGCCTTGCGCTCGGTTGGTGTCGGCTCTGCCACGCCAGCGGCACCTGTCAGCGTGGCTCTGGCGTCTGCGAGCAGGCAGACCTTGTGCCGCTGCTGCCACTCGTCTGCACGTTCTTCGATGAGGTATCGGAAGCCGCGCTCGTTCGCGTGTCCGTTGACGCCTGCCGCGTAGGCTCCGCGCTCGTCGGTCCACGTTGCCTCAGCGCCGCACTTGCACTTGAGTTCGATCTTCATTTGCCGTTCTCCTGCACGCCATCAATGGCCGTGTCGATTCGCGGCAGCAAGTCGTCGGGCAAAGCGTCATCGCGGGTGAAGCACTGGCGCACTTCATCCAGTAGGCTCACAAGGTCTTCGCGGCTCGGCGCTTCAGGCGGGTGCACGCCAAGGGGCACTCGAAGGGCCTCGGGGACGAGCGACGGATCGCGTTGCCATTTGCAGCCGTCATCGAGGCATTCGCCCTGCATCACCGTTCCACATGGGCATGCTTTCGGCGGCCACGTATAGCTCGGCGCTTGCGACGGCTGCACGCCACGAGCGTCATACAGCGCGGCCTTGCGCTCCAGCTCTCGGACGTAGGCGAACAAGGCCTTGCGCTTACCCGCGTAGCCTGCCTTCGCCGGATGAGCCTCGCGCGCTGCGTGCTCCATCGAATTCAGCAGGTAGTCGAATTCCGTGCGCTGTTGGTCAGCCATTGCCGTTCTCCCCGCTCGGCGCATCGGGTGACAGGCGACCGGGCTCTCCGATCATCTTCCCGGCTTCAGGAAAATGATCCGGCTGCACGCCACGAGTACCTGCTGAGCCAAGGCCGAATTTCTCGGCCGCGGCCGCACTGCGCTCGCCGATTTCTTCGACCTTGCGCTGCGTCTGTTCGCATCCGGCGAGCGTCGCTTCGGTGAATGCGCCATCCGGGTCCACGCCGTAGGCGACGTCCAGTTCCGCCGTGGCGCGCTTGCTGAGCCTGTCGGCTGCGAGCCTGACGCCTCGCGGAATCTGGGCAAGTTCGGACACTTGGCGCGTCCACAACTCGATGTCCTCCAACAGCTTCAGTAGCTCGATGCTCAGGGGTGCGCGAGCCAGTTGCACGCCAGAGGCGGCTTCCAGTTCTGCGATGCGTTTGCGTAGCAGGTGAATCTCGGAAACGCGCTCACGCCATCCCGGCACGAAGCCGTCGAGTTCTTCGGTGCCGAAGCCGCCGCGACAGTAGCGGCCTTCCAAGTCGATCAATGCCTCTTGCGGCCCCCATCGCTTGCAGTAAGCGGCGTATGCCTCAAGGTGAATCGACCACGGAATTCCGGGCGCGTATCCCTGCACGGGCGCGACCTTTTCGCGCCAAGGTTGTCCGCAGCACGGGCACTGTTTGAGGTCAGCCATGTTTCGCTCCGTCAAGTGAATCCACGCCATAGGCGGGTTCACAGACCGGGCACGATGCCTCGCCCTTGTCCAGCAGGCATTGGTGGCACTGCGGACAGTTGCCCTTCATGTGCCCGCATGGATGCAGGCCGAGAGCAACGCGGGCTTCTCGAAGATGGGGATCGCTGCGTTCCATCACCTCGACCGGATCACATTGACCGCCGAGCATCAGGATGCGGTCGCGCCCGTTTTCGAGCGCGCTCACGTAGCCGCGCATGAGGCTGAGCAACGCCTGTTCCAGTTGCTGTTCGCGACTCATCGCTTCGTTCCTTCCACGCCATTTGTGTGTTGCTGAGTCATGCTTCCACTTTCTTTCTGTACCTGCTTCGTTCCGCCTCGCTGGCTCTGAACAAGTTGTCACCGCCGACGTGCTCTTGCGTGTGGAAAACATGTCCATCGAAGCAGCGCCTACGGCGCACGATGCAGCCACTCCATCGTCGCGTCTGAATGACTTCACTGAGAAACGAGCCGCATTCAGGGCAGGGGATGCCTTCTCTCCATCCCGGCTTATCAGCCATCGCTGTTACCTCCCTTCTGTGCATCCAGTAAGACGGATGGCACGCCAGAGTCCGCAAGCGCGATTCCGTTGATGCGGCAGAACAGGCGCACAGCAGCCGTGCAGCATGAGCATTCCTGCTCAGTGATGCTGTCCCATGCGGCTTCCTCTTCTTCGCTCGTCAGTGGCCGTGCTGCCCCGCTCGGCGCTGCGCTGTCCTGTCCTAGAAGAGAGCGGGCGCGCATGTGCAAGCAATCGGCGGCGTGATGCGCTGGACCGCCTGCGTCCCATACGAAGCCGCAGGAACGGCATCGGACAGAGGTTGCACTTGTCTGATTCGGCCCGATGACACGAATGATCTCTTCCAGCAATTTGCGCTGTTCGGGCGGCTCTATCCCTCCTCTTGTCTTGAGGGAGGATTCGACTTCGGCAAGGGCAGAGCGCAATGCATCGGCAGCGGTCTGCATATCCGCCTTGATCGCCAGCAAGTCGGGGTCTTGGTATCCCAACACGTAGGGTCGCGCGACTTGCAACACCGATAAAGCGATTCGCGCCGCATGCACTAGGGGCTCTGTGCTCTTTGGTTCGGGGGTGTTCATTTAGATGCCTTCGGTTTGTGTTCGAAACAGGTCTGCCGATAGCCGCCGTTGGAGATTGGCGTTCCACACGTAGCCTCTTTCCAGCAAAACGGCTCATCGCAGACGAGAAGAAGCTCGTTGACCTGCTTGCATGTCGGGCAACCAACGAGAATGTTTGTGGGGTCGAAAGGATTCGGCGCATGCAGCACTTCACTTTCGTAGCAGTGCTTGCCGCACTCCTTGCAGGTGAATTTGCGGTCAAGACTGTCCATCACTTCCCCTCCTGCTGTTCGCCCGGAGGCGGTGGAAGTGGTCTCCAGTGCGTGGGCGCGAAATACTGGATGTCGAGGTTGTCAGGCTCGCACCATTCGCCCTCGCAGAATTCAGCCCAGTAGTACAGCCTCTCGGTGTTCGGCTGATTCCATGCCCATAACGCGATGAGCACGCGCGTCCCATCCTTCGGAGCCGTATCTATCGGCTGCCATCCGCTGTCTTGGGGGGCGCTGAGAGCTGCGCGAGCCTGCCATGCTTGCCACGCCGCTTGTGCGAAGGGCCAGTAGTAGTCGCCGCCATCGTCCCTGTCGCTCACATTCACATTCAGTGAGCGCGCCCACTTCTCGAACTCGGCGCGCTCTGATGCATCTTGGGTGGGTGATGTCATGGTGTTTTCAGATGTGCTGTGCCAGCTCAAACACGGACGCAACGCGAGGCCGAAGTTCGCGCCGGCGAAGAGGGAGATAGTCCGAGGCAGGGCGCGGCTGTCGCTCTTTGTGCGTCGGCATCGCCACGAAGCGATAGGTCGATGGGACCGAACCGCGACCGCCTCCGGCTGATCTGCGCGGCTGATGCCCTTCACAAGTAAGCAGCCCCAGCACGCGGGCGTTTTGCATCGCCGTCATCACCTGATCTCGCGTGTATCCGGGAAGGTGCGGGCACAAGTCGTCCACTGTTGCACACTCCAGGCGGCGCATTAGGGTCATGACGGAAGAGGCGAGGCTCATGCGGCGATCACCTTCTCGCGGATCGTCTCGACCGTGCTGTCAACGAGCTTGAGGAATTGCTCGCGGCGTTCGTGCAACATAGCCAGTTCGTCCTTGCACTCGTCGCGGTGCAGGCGATGGATGAACAGTTGCGAGCCAAGAGGGAAGTCGGCGCAATAGCTCACGAAGTCCACCCACGCGCGGCCCGAGCAATCAAGATGGCCGACAAGCTGCCACTTGTACGCAGGGTCGAATGTTCCGCGCTGGATGGTGGCGTAGTGCGTCGGCGCGATCACCGATTTGACTTCGATCAGACCCTCTTCGCCCACGCGAGCATCAGGTGAATCGCCGTATCGGCCGCAGTCGAAGAAGCCGCCGCGCTCCACCGTAGCGAATGTCTCTTCGGCATAGAGCATCTTGGCGACGGGTTCTTGCTCGTGGCCGCGCTCCATGTGTTCGTTCGAGAAGCTGAATTCGGCCTTCTTGCCGGTCAGGATTTCCAGCGCGATTTGCAGCGCGTACCTTTTGGCCGGATCGCCGAAGGCCGCACCATAGTTCGCCATGAAGCACCCGAAGTTGGATGCGGTCGCTTTTCCGAGGCGCAGCGCATGCCAGTCGTCCGTGTTCTGCTCGATGTCGTGAAACTTACGCATCGGCAACCTCCTGTGCAGGCGCGCACTCTTTGATCAGTTGCCCCTGATGCTCCGGCGTCATATCGGCGCGAGACAGCACCGCATCAAGATTGCCGTCGCGCTTGTATGCGGCTTTGGCGTTGTTCCATGCCTTGGTCATTTCGGGAGTCAGCCACTTCTTGACGGCGGGAGGCTGTGGGCTGATGCGCAGCCCCTCGACCGATTCCTTGCCGAACTTGACGTTGTGATCCACATAGACCGTCACGCGCACATCGTTCCAGTCGTCGATGAAAGCCGAACCGGTCAAGCCCTTCATGGTCTTGCTGTTCGTCGCATTGAGGATCATCGGCTTGAGCTTTTCGCCGGGGCGGATTTCCGCCTCCACGAAATAAGCCGTGTTGAATTGGTCCTTCGTCTTCTTCGTCTTGTCGGACTCCAAGCGAACGCACTTGACGGTGAGGACGGTGGGATCAACGATGTCCGCGCTGGACAGGTAAGGCGAGTCAAAGGCTTTGCGGTAGTGGGTCTTGCTGCTCACGATCACATTCCTTCCATTTGCTCGATGAGCTTTTCTTCGATGAATTCGCGCTGACAGAGACTCACCATTTCGGTGATGTCCACACCGTTGACGCGGCAGGCGATCAGTTCTGCGTTTGCCGGGGTGCCAGGAGCGGGGTTGCTGCGCAAGTCATAATTGGCCGATTCGCCTGGGTCATACGAGTAGTCGCATTCCATGTCGAAGCCCCACGGAGAAACGACAGCCGTGTAGTGAGCAGGGTGGACGATTTGAAGGCGTGCGTTCATCACAGCACCCCGAACAAAGGCCAAGCCGCATAGATCACCCATGCGACAAATCCGACAACAGCAAGCCAGCCGATAGAGATCAGGGCAAGCCTTGTTGCGCTGATGGTTCCTTCGGGCGATGGCATGGGGTAGTCTTCAATCGGCGCGTGCATTGCGCGATACAGGCGAATGGCTGCATCGGTTTCCTCGGCAGCGCCGGAGCACTGCATGGGTGTGGGGCAGTTCATGCGACCTTGGCCGCAGGCGTTCGATACACATTCGTACATCACGCTCTCCTTTTGATCGGTTCCACCTTTGCCGGCCGCTTGGCCTGAGCTTCCTTTTGCTGCTTGCGGATGCGTGCGAAGGTGCGGGCCACATCGGTTTCGCTGGCCTTCGTGTACTTGAAGGTGCGATCGAGTAAACGCTTCTTGAGGGCTTCGCTCATTTCGCTTCTCCGATAGCAGCCGCAGCGCGAACGATTGCGCGACGAGTGGCAGCGTAGGGGTCGGAGTCGTTACGTTCTTCGAAGTCTCGCGCTCCGGTCCCGTCGATGACCCACACCGCTACATCTTGTGTGGCGTGGTCAACATGCAGTCGCAACTTCACCGCCAGACGAAGCGCATCGCCATCCTCAGTGAGAGGGTTCCACGTTGCGGGGCGCTCATTTGAATAGAGCGTGTTGTCGCCTTGACGCGCCGTGAAGAACCAACCCACCGCATCGCGCGGCCACTGCTCGTCCTGCGGCAAAACATTCATCCCCGCCGCCTTAGCAGCCAGCTCCAGCAATTTGCGGTCTTCGCTCACTTGCTTCCACCCCCAAACAGCACGTTATCGCGCTCCTTCTTTGCGCCAGCTTCGATGCGGCGGCTGTCGTAGCCGTTCACGAGCTTGTCTTCGTGCATCGCTGCATCCATTTGCTCGGCGCGAAACTGCCGCTCCCACTGCATGCAAAGATGTTTTGCCGATGGGATGTGCATGCTCGTTGTGTCGCTTCCATCCTCTGCGTCGTGGATCACGGCGTAGTGCTCGTCTATCTCGCGAACCGTGAATCTCGGAGCTAGTACGTCTGTTCTGGAAATACGCTCCAGAGCTGATTCGAGAATTGCGGCAGGACTCATTTCGTCTTCATCCTCTCTACGGCGGCATTGATCGCATCGGCCAGGAGCTGCACTTCTTCGATGTCGAGAGTTATCAGCTCATTCAATCCATCGCTGAAGACGACGTTTGGACCGTCTTCGTACAGGTCGAGATAGCCGCTCACAGTCGGGATGCGCGTGACTTGGATTGCTTGCTTCTTGCTCATAGCTCGTCCAACCCCATCACAACGTCAAGCAGGCTCTTGCCCGTAAACAGCCAGCCGATTAGTGATGTGATGCTGGCTCCGGCGCAAAAGGCAAAGCCGAAAACGAAGCCGACTAGCCCGTGCGATGCGTGGACGAGCTCACTCAATGAGGCTCCGAAGGCAAGCGGGATGCAGGCGGCGGCAGCAACACCGCCGAGGCTCAGAATCGCGGTACAAAGAAGCCAGCGGCCAAACTTTGCGAATCGAGCTCTCATCGCTTGCACGGGTAGTTTGTCTATGGGGGAGGTCATCAGTTAAAGCCCTCGATGAAGCGGCGCATTTCGTAAGGGCTCGAAAGCATTCCGAACATGAGCTGCATCAGGCCCATTTCGATTCCTACGTGGCCTGCGGTTTTCGGATGCTTGTTAAGGTCGCTCGCCATCGAAGCAAACGCGCCTTGAACATCACCGTGATCCACGTACTCCAGCGCGCGCTTCTTGCACCACGCGAGGTGGTCCGCGCGGGATCGTTCCAGCTCCGTGGACACGGCTCCTGCTACTGGGAGCGATGCTTCCTCTGAGGACCGCGAAGCGACCGTGCTATGGGGCGCGGCCAAATGAGCATCGCTGGCCTGTTTCTGCTGTTGTGACATTACCTCTCCAAGTAGTGGCCCCTGTTCGGGCGGTGTGGAGAGATCATATCCATAAATGGACAGAAGTCAATCCGCAAATGGATAGGCAGGGCTAAGGAAAAACCCGAACAAAAGGCTGGACATGCAGACAGGCTGGATGTAAGCTCAGCATTGCCATAGATCGCACCTACGGCAGAATGCGCGGCGAGCCCTCAGGCTCTGTCGTTCAGCCCTTCAGTGGGCAACGTGGTGCGATCACGGAGCGACAGGCCCTGAGGGCTTGCGCTTTGATGGCCGTCAGGGCGCGTTAGCTGATGGGCCGCAAGTGGGGCCGCACCCGGGAAACCGCGACACGGTAAGGGGCCGAAGTTGGGCCGCCCGGGGCAGATCCGAAAGAATCCGTGGGGCTCGCCTAACCAGCACGCCCGGGGGTCAGGGCAGACCTGACATGCTGGTCCGCATGAAGCGGGGTGGAATCCTCTCCCAAACCTCGGCTACGGGGTAGGGGGAGCCTTTTGGTGGATTTCTGCTACGAGCAGATCACGCGCCAAACGTACTGATAGCCGTTCCAAACCTGCACGTTGCGGCAGTTGCTCGTCCCCAACGGCGGTAACTGCATGGGCGGCAGCGGCGCGAGAGCGGGTGGGACCATCGGGCAGAGTTGCAGCGGACAGATCGGCGGCAGATCGAGGCTGCTGGAGCATAGTGGGCGCATCTGGCCGTTGACACACTGGCAGACGCACGCGGCTTCGGACTGCCCGGAGAAAACAAGCGCGGCGAGAGCAAAAAAGATAACTTTCATCACACCTCCTTGAGTTCACTCGCGAGCTGGCGCAGCCGTTCATAAAGCTTGCGCTCAGGTTCGGTAGTCGGCTGGAGCGCCGGCAAGTTGCCGGGGTCAATTTCGGGAACCAGGAGCTGCCAAGAAATTACGCCAAAAGCCTTCGCTAGCTTCTCAATGGTGTCTAGCGTGGCTTCGGTCTCGGCGTTGCGCACTCGTGAAATCGTGGCGATGCCTACCTTAGATTTCTTAGCTAACTTTGGGTTGCTGTCAAGATCAGGATGGGCGTGCATTAACCTATCAAGGTTCCGCGCGAGAACCTGAGCCGCCGAGCTGGTGGTCTTCCCCTTCTCCATATCTGGATAGGGAGTCTGAGGGAAAACCCTGTCCAAGTACGGATAGGATGGCGCTTGCATTCTATCCATAAACGGATACGATGGAGGGTATGCAAGCCCTCCAAGCCCCTCTGGACGTTGAATCGCTGAGGGCCAAGTTACGCGAGCTCTCGCGCAAGGAAGCCCGCGCAATCGCTCTCAAGGCAGACCTCAGCCCCTCGACCATCGAGAAATTCCGGCTGGGCCACATCTTAGAGCCCCGCATCGGGAAGCTCCGCGCTCTCGCCGACGCGCTCGCCGCTAACGACTCTCGTCGAGGCCGCGCCTAGATGTCTCCACTGCGCCCCTCCCACTGTTTCGACGGCAGTTGCCAGGGCGCAGCTTTGCTCGGCCTTCGGGCCGGGCATTTTTCTTTCGGCGGCATGCAGCCCCGCCACAGCCTGATCCGAATCCAAAGCTGCAAGCGCTGCATCGAAAGCGCTGATCCATTCACGTTTGCTCATGCGCCCATTTTTTTCGGCCGCATTGATAAGCACTGATGCGAGGCGATAACAAATGCGCTCACCAGTTATCAAGGAGACCGAAGGGCAGCTCACGCTTTCCTTCGAGCCGGGTCTTGCGGAGCGCTATACGTGCCTTCGCGAGTGTGTGGCCGCAGGCGTGTATCGCAACGGTCTAGGCAACACGGCCATCGACCTGGACGTCGCTCCGGGCAATCTGTCGGTGCAGCTTTCCTCAGATCCATCGCGTCACTTTTCGGTGGACTCGCTGGAGCGCTACATCGAGAAGACGGGCGACACCACGCCCATTCACTACCTCATCGACAAGTTCCTGCGCGCGAGCACGGCGCAGGACGAACTTGCAACGCTGCTGCCGATGCTTCGGCAGATGGTCCCCGCGATGAAGAAAGCAGGGCTCGTATGACGCAACTGACCATCGAGGACGCCATTGCCGCAGGAGAGCAGGGAATGCAGCGCTCCGCCGACAAGGCCGAATCGCTCGGCTTTTCGACAGACGCTGCGCGCGCATTCGTGCTGCACTGGCTGGCCGAATACGGCCCGAGCTGGTCGGAGGCGATTGTGGACGGTGCAAAGGCAACCGCCCGCGCAGACCTCACACCGCATGAAGACCGAGCCTATGGGTCTGTCTTCTCATCGCTTTCTCGCCGGCACCGCATCCGCTGCGTCGAGTACGGATTGCGCGTGAAGGGGAACGGCACGGCAGGCGCTAGGCGTTGGTCATTGGTGCAGTAGGAACGCCATGCAATCCCCCACGTATCCCACTTTGCGCGCCTTCGGTTCGGCGTCTTGTCGGACGGTATTGATGGTCCGCGTAGGGGTGGAGTAATCGTAGTGACATTGCGCATCAAGAACTGGGCCAAGTTCCAGCACTTCAAGGATCGTCGCCCGCCGTGGGTGAAGCTCTACCGTGACCTTCTCGATGATATCGAGTGGCACCAGTTGGAGCCCCGCGCTGCGAAGTCCTTGGTGATGCTGTGGCTGATCGCCAGTGAAAACGAAGGAGAGCTGCCAGCAGTCGAGACGCTTGCGTTTCGGCTCCGCACCTCCGAAGCCGAGGTTCTTGGTGTTCTGAAAAAGCTGTCTCATTGGCTGATTCAAGACGATATCGACTCGATATCAGAGCGAAATCAGAATGATGCACCAGAGACAGAGAAGAGACAGAGAAGAGAAGAGACAGAGAAGCGTGCGCGCGACTTCAAAACCTTTTACGACGCCTACCCGAAGAAGAAGTCGCCTGCCGACGCGGAAAAAGCGTTTGCAAAGGTCAAGGTGCCCATCGAGGTTTTGCTCCGGGCATTAGCTGAGCAGCGAAAGTCCGAAGACTGGGTAAAGGAGAACGGCCGGTACATCCCATATCCGGCGAGCTGGCTGAACTCGCGCGGATGGGAGAACTCGACGCGAATCGAGGTTGCCGAAGATCCTGGTGAGTGGCACGAAACGAAATCCGGCGTTGAAAAGCGCGCGGCGGAACTTGGCATCAGTCCGTGGGACGGCGGGATCACTGCCAACTGGCAGACGTACAAGGCCCGCGTGATGGCCGCTCACCAGCAGGGGGCGCACTGATGCAGCGCTTTCCGCCGCTAGGCGTCAACGTGCCGCGCGAAGTGGTGATCGCCAAGGCGTACTACGGCGAGCGTCTCTTGCGGCTCGGCCCCTTGACCTACGGCCAGTTCCGAGAAATTACCGATTGGAGCGCCGAAGAGTGCGAGGCGGTGCTGCGCCACATGCGCAAGGCGCGCGTGGCCGATCACATCAACGGCAAATGGAAGTTGCTCGATGGACTTCGAAGCGGAAAAGCGCGCGCTGCTCGACCACCTCGTGCGGATGGCGCGGATGCCAGGCGCAAAGGCACACGCATGGTATCGGGCGAACGATTTAGCTCGGATGCACCCCGAGTTTTATGGCGACATGCCGACATTGCTGGTGCAGAAGATGGACGGGCTTGCGAATGACAAAGCGGCCCAACCAGACCAACCGAAAGCCTAACTGGGCAAAGGAGCCGCAATGGAACACCTCTACGTGCTTACCACGGTGATTAAGACCAAGGAGCCATTGAAAGAGTCCTTGGACCTTTGCAGTCCTGTTGCGGACAAGGTGTGGAACCTGATGGCCGTCAACGGAAAGACAGGGGACGTGACGTGCAAGCTCGTGAAGATGCCGCCGCAGCCGTGGGAGCAAGAGTGAACGAGCGCCTGACCCTTCGCCTATGGGAGCCAACCCAGGCTTTTGCAGCCATCACTTCGGCATGGAAGGAATGGCTCAAACCCAAGTTCCTCTACGCAGCAGCGGACGGGGCGCAGGTTCGATATGTGCTGGAGATCCGGCCCGAGACGCGATCGAGCGAGCAGAACGCGCGCATGTGGGCAATGCTCACCGACGTATCGCAGCAGGTCGAGTGGTACGGCAAGAGGCTAACGCCCGAGGATTGGAAACACGTCTTCACAGCGAGCCTGCGCAAGCTGGATGTGGTTCCGAACATCGAGGGAACGGGATTCGTGGCGTTGGGCCTATCGACATCGAAGATGACCAAGCGCGAGCTGGGCGACTTGATGGAACTGATCGAAGCCTTCGGCGCTGAGCGTGGCGTCACTTTCAAGGAGCAGACATGATTGTCTATAGATATTGGCAAAAGAAGGATAAGTGCCGTCCAAACATCGTTAGCCATTGGGAGGGCTGGTTCCTTTTTGGATTCATTCCGCTATACGTTGGACAGCGGTGAATGCTGCCCGGATCGCGCTGCAAATTCTGTCGCGTGAAATTCTCTCCCGAAGAGAAAGAGAGAGGCTTGCGCTTGCATCCCGACTGTATCGGTCCATACGCCGAATCATTCGCGGCAAGACAGGCAAGACGGCAGGCGGCGAAGGCCAAGCAGCTAAAGGCGCAGGAGTCGCGCTCGATTCGAGCGCGACGGGAGGCGCTGAAGACGATTCCGGAGCTGATCGCGGAGGCGCAGGAATCATTTAATGCCTACATCCGCCTACGCGATAGGGACAAGGGTTGTTTCGTTTGCAGACGGCCATTCATCCAAGATGTCAAAGGGCGCGCGATCCACGCCGGTCATGCGAGAAGTCGTGGCGCTGCGGGACATTTACGTTTTACCGAAGACAACTGTTTTGGAGAGTGCGAGGGCTGCAATGCGCCTTACGGAGCCAAACCACATCAGAAGGCCGCAGGTGCAATTTCTCGCATTGGTGCCCAACGATGGGCCGAGATTGAAGCGGACAACACGCCGCACAAATGGACCCGCGAAGAACTGATCTCCATTCGCGACACCTACAGGAAAAAGACGAAGGAATTGAAAGCGAAGCATGAGCAAGCCTAAGACGGTTCACACCATCGAATCCCTGTTAGCCCGATGCATCGAGGACGGCGAGTGCATGGTATGGGGCGATTACTGCGGCCCCGGCAAGACTCCGCTCGTCCATCAAGACGGGAAGATGGTTGGCGTGCGCAAGCTGCTTTGCGCGCTTGAGGGAAGAGAGATTCGGGGCAAGTTCTTCGCATGCTCCTGCGGCACACCTGGTTGTGTCCTTCCGGCCCACATCATCCAGCGCACTCCGGTAGCCCACATGAAAAAGATGGCGAAGAGGGCGCACGAAGGAGAAGCCGCTATTCGCCACCGCAACGGAATCATGAAGTGGCGCAGGGCCAACCCCATCAAGCTCAATGAGGAAATCGCCGCTGCGATCAGAAACGACACGCGGGGCAAGAGCATCGTCGCGGCCGAATACGACGTTCACCCATCGATGGTTTGGAAGATCAGGACGGGGCGGTACTGGCCCGACCTCACCAACCCATTCGGCGCATTGATCGGGGGCAAATGATGATTTCCTTCTTCCAAAACGGCCTATGCGTTGAATACGTCGATGAGGACGGAATCGATTACATGGAGCCCGCGCCCAAGCCTGAGATCCATCCCGAGCTTCCCGCTGAAGTCTGGAGTGAAACGGCATTCGATGCTGATCGGGCATGGGCTGCGACTGTGATGGCTTGCAAGGGTGCGTGCTGAATGGGAAAGATCATTGATCGAATCCGCGAGCGCGAATCGCTTCGCATCGAGAAACTCAGAGAAGCGGCTTTTCAAGAGCTTCTCCGGAGGGAGATGTTTAGGTCAGGGGCGGTAATTCGCGTGCCGGAAGGTGAGTTTTTAAAGCCGCCGTGGTGGAAATTCTGGAAATGATCGGAGCCTAGCCGTTCTAGGTGATTGAAGTGGAGAGAGCGAGTGACCGACTATGAAAGCGAACTGACGTTGATGCAGATGCGGCAACACCACGCGGCCATGCAGCAACTAGCTGTGCAGCAGAGAGGCCTTCTTGGCGCTAGCGACCGCGGGTCTTTGTTAAACCAATATCAAGGATACAACCAAAGCCCACAAGCACAGATGCAGGTCGTCGCAACGCCGCGCGTCTCTATTGCGACCCAATCCGAAGCCACCCTCTTACTTCTTGGAGATGACGAATGAAGCTCAAACCGTTTGCCGAAATCATTGCGATGTCCAAAGAGAAGCTGTCCGAAGCTCTCGCCCCGATCCGCGCCCGCAAGGTCCGCTCGCAAGCTGAATTGGAAATGGCAAAGCTCGATGACGAGCTGGTGCGCCTCGAAGCTGACATTCAGGAAGCGTGCTCGAAGGAAGACATCAGCTTCCCGTCAATCCTCGACAAGCTGGACAAGGTGGCATTGCTGGAGCGCCGCAAGAAGCAATATCAAAAGGTCCTCAACGAGCTTTTCCCCGCCTAAGCCGTGAACATCCCGGACTCCATCCACCAAGAGCTAGTTAACTGGATGCGTTGGTGCTTCCTCGGCCCTTGGCCCCATCCACTTCCCCCTAACCATTGTGGAAGCCTGGAGTCCCAATATCGCTCACCTCCTGAATGGAACCCGGACGATCCCCCAGAAGCCCCGAGGATCAGACCGAACGAAAGACACGCCAAGAAGGTGCAGAAGGTCTACGACACCCAACTAAGCGAGCTTGAGCAATTCGTCCTCCTGGCCGAGTACCCCCAGCGGGAAAGGCGGGGGCGAAACATCTCCAAGCAGCTCGCAGCCGAACGGATCGGAGTATCGGTCCAAGGCTATGACAGGTATCTCCAATCCGCCGCCCAGAAGGTGGCAAGAGCTTTTGAAGAG